CTCATTAACGCTTGTTCTTGCTCCGGCCCAATCTGTTGAGCTACTTGCTGAAATTTTTCTGTCAACTGATTAGCTTTAGCCGTCCGTCTTGCCCGACCCGCCGCCTCAGAATCAAGCCTACGTTTTGTAGCCCTATTCTGTGCAGTAGCAGTTATATGATTCCCTAGAAGGGAAGCCGCAATTGGAAGCGCAACAGCCCAAAAACCCATATCTTTTCCCCTTACTAATAGTTAGACACATTACCACCAGAACCACTTTGAGAATTTTTACTGTAAAGTGATGATGGTCGTGTGCTATTTTGTTGAGCCGCTATTAAACCCGCATTTGCAAGCCCCGCCTGTACCGCACGTTGGTCATTAATTTCTTTAAATAGAGTTCCAACATCACCAAATATATTGCCCATTGCCTGTTGGTTTGCTTGTGATATAGCTCTATTTGAGTTACTTAGCAAGTTAGCCCCTAAACCACCTAACAGACTACCCCGGCTAACATCCGATTGGGCTTGCCCTATTAAATTATTCATTAAATTTTGATCGTAAGATTCTTTAGCACTTCTAGCACTTGCAACTCTCTCGGATATAGACCGTTGCCCTTCGGCTATTCTGTCGTCAAGACGAGCTTGAGCATCTACTTGACCAGAGCTTCCTAATAAATTTCTCCGAGACAAGGCAAATTTTAACTCTCTTCTAGCGTCACCAATATCTTGCTCAAAGTCAGGAACAAATCTGTTGCGTACACGACTTTCTATATCAGCAAAAGAATCGAGCCTAGCTTGTGTTGGGTCGTCTGTTCCGGGGTTATAAAACATCCCCTTAACAGCATCTATGTTCCCCGCTATCCTTGCCTTTCTTGCTTCTTCTGCCGCTCTTGCCGCCGCCGCTCCACCATCTCCCCCGCCACCGCCTTTTCCACCCATAGCTAACCTACCTTTCCATATAAGAGTAAATCGTATCCGTTACGGCAAAAGCCTTTCAGCTTGCCCTCATATTCAAGTCCTAAATTAAACTGTAACCATTTTTGTGCAACAGACCTGTAACCAATAGACGAAGCCTGTACTCTATGACAAGTCTTTGCATCAAACATAATATCTATCAAAGATGTTATAAATTTTGTTGTCACCCAAAAATCTCTGTTGGTTATATCGTCTGTTGCCACTAACCATATTGTTGCAACTCCGGGGTTTTCGTAAAAAGTTCCTCCGACTAAAACAGGGATATTCGCCTTATTACAAATTGTGTAATGATCCCCATTCTGAGCCAATAGCTGTTTAATAATTTGTTCTTTTGTTTGAGCCGCTTGTGTTGCAGTAAACTCATCGAAATCTTCCTGTCTCATACGTTGACAAACATAAACGCAATCTTCGGCGGTCATTGGGTAGACCGGAAGATTACTCATTAAAGTGGAGCCAGTGTTTCAAAATATAAACTTATAGCATCTAGCTGAAACTCTTCGTTTGAGTTATTCTTAACTACCGGAGCAATATTTACTCCCGTCAACTCAACAGATGTCATGGTATCGGGCCTAGTATCTCCTGATAATGATATTTCGTCTGTTGTAAAAACATTGCCGTCACCATCCAAATATTTAAACGTTAACCTAGCTGTTCCTGTGGTAACAAGATCAACTCCCCGCCACATCTTTAATACTCCGGGTTGTTTTGCATCAACAAAAGACATTGACATTTCAAACTCGTAAGGCGTACCCGCTGTGTAAGTTCCTGTTGCATCATTAGCAACAAACGCTTTTTCTATTTTAAATGTGTTAGTGGCAACAGACGAAATTGTAAACGTGCCATTATAATTAGTAGTTCCTGATATTGTTACAATGTCGCCATTCGATCTGCCATGCGCCGTATCTGTTACGGTTGTAAACCCTCCTGTCCCGTCTGCATAAGCACTAATGGTTTTTTTGGTTTCATACGCATCTTGAAAAACTTCTTCTGTTATCCGATAAACATTATCACCACTACGAATATAAACTTCACTATCAAGAATAGTCCAATCGTCAATTTCAAAGGGCAATTGATGATCTGACCATGCTGTAATTTTTGCTGATTTTGATATTGTGAAAGCATATATACTTTTTTTAATAGCGCATATGTATTGACCCAATGCAGGGTTAAACGTTGCCTTCGGATTAACAGCCGGAGTCTGTGGAAGCACCCTCTGAATGACAGAATCTATAGGAGAACCAATATCTATTTCAGCTTGCGAACCTGTTAAAACAGACTCGGAAATAGACCTAAATCCAAAATCTGTTAACATATACATGTCTTGAAACAACAGAGCAATACTTCTGTGATACCTTGTGTGTACTCCGGGTAATGACTGTGTAAAAGAATGATTAGCCGGGTCAGGATCAACAGCCCATAACTGGCTACCATCAGCAAAGAACACTACTAAATTTCTTTCTTTATATTGTCCTAATGCTAATGCGTTATCAGAACCTTTCTGCTTCAAGCCAACAGCTAGAAAACCCGCATCACTTGTAGTAGTCCAATCTCTAGGATTACCTGTTGCGGAAAAACGAACAGCATCACCATTCGTAGCCCAAATCTTATTTTCCATCTTTACTACGCCCTTAGTATTAGGGCAGTTTGTATCTGAAATCTTAGAGGGTATAGTTCCGTCAAGATAATGGTGTAAAACAGTACCGTTTGAATATTCTACCGATGTATAAATGTAATCACTAAATACGTCAGCATAATGAACATGGGCAACAGTAATACTTCCCGATATTCCAATCGTCCAAATATCGCCCATTGCATGACCAATTTTTGCGCCAAATGTTACCTGAACACCTTCTTGTAACGTTTGTAGTGTGGTTGTAATAGCCACGCCTGTTGTGTAAGCACCAGAACCTTTTTTCCACTTAAAAGTGTTTGGTATTTTTTCAAAATTTCCTGTCGCATCATTGTTTGAAAAAACTACACTGATTACAAATGTATTAGTAGTAACGCCACTAACGGAGAATGTCCCGTTATAACCCGTTGTACCTGTAATTGTAATTTGATCGCCATTACTTAAACCATGTGAATTTGATGTTATTGTCGTTACGCTTGCCGATGGATTAGGGTTTAACTCCCATTGTCCTGTAGCATCATTAGCAACAAAAGTATCGCTAATGATAAACGTATTTGTCGTTACACCTGATATTGTAAATGTGCCATCATACGAAGTTGTTCCCGTGATGATAACGCTATTTCCATTACTCAGCCCATGACTATTAGAAGTAATTTCTGTTGCGCTACCGCCACCACTTGAAGCCATAGCGGTAATTGGGCCAGTATTTTCCCGCTCCATCTTTGTGATTGCGCCTGTAACAGACCCGTCAATCTCTATAGTAAAAGTTGGATTGCCTGTGCCAACATAACTACCACTAGAAGTTGCATCATTAACACCTGATCCTGTAAATGATGTAGGGTTAACATTAGAACCAGCAACTTGCTTTGGAGTAAAAACCAAACATTCAACTTCCCATTTATCCTCCAGAGTATGTCCTGTTGTAGCCCCAAAAGTAACAGACACACCATCAATTAATACTTGAGCGGAACCAGTGATATTTACACCGGAAGTTAAAATTCCACCTTCTTTTTGCCATTTAAAAGTATCAGGTGATCCTGTTGAATCTATTTCTAAAACAAATTTAGTTTTATCTGTACCGTTAAACGTTCCACTACTAACCAAGTCATCTAAGGCGTTACTCCCAATAGGTCGATATTTTGGATCACGAATAACATTGGAATGAACAACCGATCCATCAGAAGTAAATGTATTAAGAACACCGCCCGAAGCGAACAGACCTTTGGTTCCGGTTTCTAATGTCTTAATATGCTCTGTGCCACCACGTTTTCTTATGGCTTTACCAGTAGTAACATATCCATTTTTCAATTCCCTTAGCCTATTTGCATCTGAAACCGATGCTCCTTTTCTAAGGTCTTTACCTATACTAAAATCACTATATGTAACAACAGGCATTAAAGATCGTCCGTGTGAGAATGTTGCATTCGCTCATTAAAGTAATGACTAAAACCTTGCCCTGAATTTCTTCTACCGCCACGCACAAATCGCTTTCCACCTTGAGTACCAGATTTAATTCTCCCCAACATTTGTGTTAACTGTTGAGCGTAGATATTGGCATCTTGATGACGGTAATGCGCTTTCGCATTTGAAAGAGCAAGCATCAAAACAAGGTCTGCATCTAAAGTTACAAAATCCGTAGAAAGCGAAAAAGCATCTAATCTTTTTACATATTCAGTCTCAATCCGATAATGATTCCCGTCAGGTTGAGGCCAGATTTCCATTTGATCCCGCCGTTCATATCTAAGAGGGCGACTTTTAGGAGTTGCATAATCGTCATGCTGGTATTCAATGCCTTCGATCAATTTCCATCTGTTAGCTGTAGATGCAGTTGTATCACGGGCATTAACCCTTAAAAGACGATCAGGATTACAGTTGTCAGGCCAATCATATAAGGTCTGTCCATCATTAGTAGTAGTGGTATTGGTTTTTACCATTTCTCTAGGTATGTACTCCCAATACAATTGCTCTTGCGCTTGGCGCAAGAATGAATCCATGATTGATCCACCCGGCCCCGCTTGTGATCCAGCCGAAGCATAGCCAAGTCTATCCCGCAACTCTTGTCTTAAAGACCCTAAATTTCGCTTTGTTGGTAATGCCATTAATTAGGCTCCAATTGTCCTTGATCGGCTTTATTTAACAGACTAATCAAAATTGCTTTTGGTGCTGTTGGGGGATGTTTAATTTTTAACTCCCGTAACAATTCACGCAATTCAGCGTTAGTCATAGATTGATAATCCATATTATCTTTATCACTTTCTTCAACTAAAGGAGTAGCAACCTTTATTTGATCCGAGCGATATTTTTCTTCATTGACTTTTTCCATCTTCCGTTCTTCTAGCTTCCCATACACATATTCAACATTGCTTATGTCTGAACCTGTTTTCATTTTGTATTGAGATTGCAACCGGAAATACTCTTCTTCATACTCAATTTCTTCGACTGAATAAATAACAGGATCAGGAGCTTCTACTTGGTATCGCTTCCCTTTTGGGAAAACCAAGTCATGCCTCTTATATACAACTACATTGCCATCACCAAAAACTTGCTCTAAAACAGGTATTTCATGCTCATATATGGTCTTAGCTATTGAAACTTCAACACTTTTAAAGATTGTTACGTCACATTTTTTAGCTTTCACTTCTATTTTCTCCCGAAATAGGGCATATCAGAGTATGCCTTTAGTTAAAATCTCTCAACAGACAACAGATGAGAGGGCCAAAATTCCCAAAAGTAGCTTAAAAAGCTCCCCCAACCTATCTTGGCTGATTCATGGGTCGAATCAGACCCGACCAAGAAAGCCTAAGCCTTTCAGTCGGGGGAGATTAATAACCCGCCCCTAAAGGAGCGTAGTTTACTAAGCTATGGACAATGCGGCATGAGCATTAGCACGGGACATACACATAGCCCCACGCCAAGTTACTCCCCACATATGCTCATAACGATCATAAGGTCGAGGTGGCTTGCGGGAAATTTTACCCTGCCCCTCAATTTCCTTAACGTAGATATAATTAGTGTTAAGGAAATAACACCGTTTAGCCCACGTTCCACCGAGATCATCAAAGGTCGGGTTCCAAATAATTGGTACGCCCTTAAAGCTGATCCGGTCTGTTCCACCTTCTGCATCGAACATAGAACCGTTGCTAATTTGCATGGTTCCGTAAGTCTTCAACAGGAAGTTTCGATAACCGTCAATAAAGTCCGTACCCGCCATAATGTAATTGGGTCGTCCACCATTTTTGGTACAGTTACGCCATTGCGTTTCCATGCCATCAATGATTGTTCCGGTTGTCGTAGTGGTAGTCAATGACAATTGAACTTGGTTTCTCCAGTAAGAATTAGCCGAAACAGAACGGTCAATTCCACCAACAGTGCCAGTAGTCGGGTCTTGAGCAACCAAGTAGTCCAAACCTTCTATGTCATCTGTTGAACCAGAACCATCTTGAAGCAACAGACTATCCATCTGTTCTTCCCAACCTAAGTCAAGAACCTCAATTTGCTCGTTCAATAGATTCGTAAGCTGAACAACTTCGGCTTTGGAATGAACTTTACCTTTCTTATTGTTGTCCGTAACGCTGATACCATTTTGGATCAAACGATCTTCGTCCAACGTGAAACCATCATGCGCTGATCTCCACGGGAATGTGGCTTGCTCGATGGTTGAGCGATTGTTGTATGTAACAACTGTTCGCCCATTAAAGAATGAAAAATTATTTTGGTAGCGATAACGCAATTGAACTACTGCGTTTTGTTTGCCACCGGGCATTGTTTTTTTGCCACCCATTAACTTTTTCAGCCAAACACGTTCTTGGCTAATCTGGTCAACAGGTTTGTTTTTAAGATAGTAGTCAAGAGCAGTTTTACCCGCAATAGACAACTCTTCTGTTGTAAAAGGCATGACAACCTCCTGTCGTTTAGGGTCTTCCGTGACCCCATGCCGTTATCGTTTACTAACTCAGTTCAGACATTATTGCGTCTGCCATCGAACCCGGCGTTGAAGCCCCAACGGACTGACCGCTTGATTGCAATGGTGAGCTAGCTTTTAACTTGCTTTGTTGTACCTGATTTCCTGACATAGTTCCTAACGCATCATAAAGTTGTGCTACAACAGAAGGCCATTGACTTGGCGGGTATTGTTGTTGAATAGATTCAACTTGCCCCATCAAATACTTTTCTTTGGCCTGAAAATCAATATCTGTTTTTTGTCTATTAACCATGTATTCCTCAATAGCTTTAGTAGACTGTTGTATCTCAGATTGATGATTTGTATTTTGCTGTTGCTGTTGAGCTAACTGTTCCTGTTGATTAGCCAAGCGTTGTTGGCTTCTCCTAGCATTAGCTAGCTCTACTGCGTCAGAACGATCAAGCTCGTAGTTGTCTACCTTTTCCTGCAAATCCTGATAGCCGTCTAAAAGGTCAACCCCGCCATCTTCCACCCCGATTTCTTTTGCGAGTCTTTGCATTTCGTTTTTAGCGATTTGGAAAGCTTGCTTTTTTTCATCCGGGCTTTGTGAAGTTGCCATTCGAGCAAAATCCAACAGACCGCCAAACTCTTCGGGTGAAATGCCCGTGTTGGTAATGGTCTTTTGAATCTCCGCAACGACATTTCGTGACTCCTCAAGTTCCTGATCTTTGGATTTATTTGCTTCTACAAGTGAACGGAATCTCTCTTGCGCCTTTGGCTTTAATCCTTCCGGCTCCGAGTACAATTCATCTGCCTTGTCACCGTCTGTTGTCTCCGGCGTTTCTTCCGTTGACGTTTCAAGTGTCTCAGCTTTTTCCGGCTCTTGCTCCTTTTCAGGTTGCTCATCTGGAATCTGTTCAGGCTCACCATCATCTGATAATTCATTGAGGACGGCATCAACTACTGTTTCATCTTCGGTGGATGACTCCGAGTTTTCATCCGATATTGGAGGTTGCGAATCCTCTGTAACGCTTTCTTCTGGTACTACATCTTGTGTTTCCGGTGTCGATTCCGGTACGACATTATCTTCTTGCATAAATACTCCCGTTTCTATGCGGTGAATAAATTATTCCTGTTGCTTATCTTTTTTAGCATTTGCTTCACGTTGACTAATTCTATTAAAGTGATTTGCGTCAGACTGATTTTGATTTGCTTCACGTTGACTAATTCTATTCATCTGTGCGGCTTCCCTTTGCGCCTCAATACCTTCTTGAGTAACTTGCATCTGGCGTTGTTTCATTGCAACATCTGTTTGAGCTTTATAGGCTTTAAATTGCTCTTCCATCTGATCGCCGTCACTATCAGCTTTTGCTTTTTCTGCTTGTGCGTAATTCTTAACAGCCTTAGATTTTGTTTCTTCAATCTCAGCTTTTAGTTGTTCCATCTGTAGCTGTTGTGCCATCTGTTGTTGTTGCAATGCTTCCATTTCTTTAGGATCAGGTTGCTCATTCTGCTTATCTTTCTTGGAAGGTAAAAATTCGTGAACGTCAAATCGCTCATCAAGCCTTCGTAATGTTTCTTGAGCAATAATTACTAGAGATTCAGCTAATTCATCCTGCCCTTGCTCTCTAAGCTGTGATACCCCTTGAATAGCCTCTGTTAATTTAGGTAACAAGAATTGAACCCAAACCTGAGTCTCTTTATCCCTGTTTGGTTTGCCGGACGATCCCGCTTGAATGTTTATACTCAACAGATTAAAAATCTCAGATTTTGACATCTTAGGCCAAATAGAACCATCTATGAGTTTTCCTGTCGGCTGTCCTTGCTCATCTAATTCAGGTTGTGCAGATGGCCCCGCAAGTTCTTCCACTTGTTCAGGAGTTAAAGCTTGAAGCAAAAGTTCTAAAGTATGTTTTGCTACTCTCTCAAACCAATCCTCAATTTCATCTGTATCCGCACCTGTTTGAGTTTGAGAATCCTGAGTTAAAATCTGTGCCTCACCAAGAGTTCTTGATTTATTACTTTGCGGTTGAGTTGCGTCACCGCCACCAACAACACGCTCAAAATCTCTCTCAGTATGGTCTGTTGTATATACAGCCGGATCAATTGGTGGGGGAGAAAAAACATCAATAGAATTTCTAATAGGCTGTCCGGGGTTTCCATCTATCCGAACATTTTCACCGGGAGCGGCGTTACTTAATGATTCCGCATCTGTGTCGGAAACATCACCTCTCCGAGATACCCAATGCGGTATTGATATATCTCTATGACCAGCAAATCGAGTTCTTGCAGAGTTGTGTTCGTCTTGTAATTCCCTCAACAAAAATACATCCGACATAGGCAAAAATTGCCCGTCAACAATATTTATTGCCATAGGTATGTAGGGATACCATTGCTCGCTTACAAATTTAGGCTCAAGTGGTTGTTGTAAAAATTTATCCCCACCATCTGCCATATAATGAATCAGTCTGTTTGTTCTGTCATGTATCTCCCAAATGTGAACAAGAGTTGCATGATCTCCCGTTATATCTGTAGAAGTTGTTCCTTCGGTAGTTTTAATTTTAAACTCTTTAGTTCCGGCTGGCATTTTTCCCCATCTTGCCTTTGCTTTTTCAAGCGTCATTACTATTCGCTCGCAAAGAAAAGGGGTCTGTTGCCAATCATCAAAGTTTTGAATAGTTGATAAGTCGATTACCATATTTGTTGGATCGACAACATCAATCACCAAGCCCTCGGACACAACAACCATTTCTTCTTTTTCAAGCTGAGAAATAAATTGCTCAAGCTCTAACTTAGCTCTCGCTTTGTTAGCTCTTTCGTCCGGGTCTTGTACCTGCTTTTCAAGAAACTCTAGCTGTTCCTGTTGTTGTCTTGAATCAATAATTTTGTTTCTTATAATAGGGTTAGGCTCAAGTTGGGTCTGATAATATACTTTGACCCAACCTAAGCCTGTAGTCTTGGCTGACCTTAGACATGCTTTGGCCCTCCGCTTCAAGTCTCCGTCATCAAAGTGACGATTAAGAACAATTTCTGCTGTCTTACCGAACAGACGCATTTTCTGAACGCCTTTTTGCGATACAGTCTCAGACGGTCTAATGGCAAACTTAGGGTTTCTTGCATAAACTTGATTCACGCTCCGTCTAATGTGAGCGTGAATCAGATTAGCTCGTACAAGCTCCCCCGACCCATCATCTTCCTGCTCGCCACGAACATACATGCGATCTTTGGCAACAGCTTTTTCAAAACCGCCACCATCCATACTCATCTTAGCCAGATCAATTCTCTCTTGCCATTTCTGCGCTAGGTTCTTTTCGCCCTCGGAAGGTCGCTTCTCCTTTGACGCAGAATTTTCAGGCTTAGTGAAACCGCTCTGTTTAAGATTACCTATGATTTCCTGTTCGATGTCAGACATTAGTTACCGTTCAAAATGTAATGAGAAACACTTCCTGCACTTCTAGTGGTGCTATAACGTACATATTTTGGAAGAGTAACTTCCTTAAGCATTGGCTCGCTACCAGTGGACAAAGTACCGCTTGTGTGAAGTGTTGACCATGAAGAGTTGTCATCTGATCCCTGCAAGATAGATGTGCCACTAAAGGCGGCTGGAAAAATAACAGATACAACAGTAGTACCGGGCAAATATGGACTTGTAGCCTGTTCCACACCCGTCCCATTAGCTGTCGTAGCTTGTGCCGCTACTACGGTATTCATTTTAAGCATTGGAAATCTCCTTCCGTGGATAAATAAATGGGCTATCTGCCCGTACAATCAAAATCTATATTTTGATTTTTTCTTAGCAAAGCCATCATCGAAGCTTGTTATGTAATCAAAACTCATATAAGCCGGACGACTTTTTTGTGGTCGTGTCGCTTCATAACGATGTCGAGAAACAACGCTGTACCGCCACTCGTCTGCTATATGATCTTCTTGATGCTTTGTTTCTATATCTTCCGGTCTAGCTTCGTCTATCTGCATATTTGGAACACATCTAATAAAATGCTTACAATTTGAAAACACTTTAAACGTTGCTTGCTCTAATAGCTGATTGCAAACATTCCAGCCATTTTCTCTGCTCCCCGGCCCACCTTTTGCGGGGTTCCAATCAACAGACGAATCTCTAAATAGCTCCGAAATACTTATACCTTCACCTCTGCTGTACCAACATGACGGGTCAGCCGGATTATTTCTAAACTTAATTCCTTTAGCCCTTTCAAATCTTTCCATCTCAATAATTTTACGGGCAACTTCTTTTGGTGATTCGCCAGTTCCTACATTTGGCTCACCGCCCCAACCATATAATTCTCTATATCTGTAGATCACTCCG